TTAAAATTTTACGCGACTTAGACTTAAAAGCAGATGGTGTATCCATCTACAATCGTAAATGGCAGCATGTTCACCTGAGACTATAATGCGGAAAACAAATTGTAGCGGTTTTTCTGAAACGAAATGAGGCAAGACGGGAAAACGAATTGTAGCGGATTTTCCCTGAATATAGAAAGAGCGGTGAAGCATTCTGTTGCTTCCCCGCTCTACTTTTATAAGCTCGCTGATGGCTTATCCAAAAGCTGTGCGATCGGGAGCGCAATAGCCGTGATCGTGATGCTCGTGAATTGGTTATCAAAGAAAGAGCTTGGCAGGTTAAGCTCAAGGCCCTCGTTAGGAGTCAGCGACCAAGTGACGTTACTCATAGGTCCAGACTGAGGAATTGATACTGACACCTGTAGACAACACCTCTCTGGTCGCAGAAGTGAGTGGCGATTATTACGCAGCTTCAGTGTCGTCCCTTGTGAGACAAGATCACCATACAGCATAATTCCAGAGCGCACCCATTCACCGCCCTTCGTTTTAGAAAGTGTACCGATGATAGAATTTGGCCGTGCATGCCATGGGATATCCGATGCTAAGGCCTCTTCGTAGGACTTACCATTACTAAACTGAGGAGCAACGAATCGCTCATAGACGACGCCATGGCGAGTGGTGAGAGTTTGTGCGATACCTGGACGACCAGAGCCAAAAACATCAATGATTTGGCTCTTCAGGACAGCCCCCTTGAGTTCGTGTGTTGGATTCCCATAGTAGAAGGGGTATTTGGGGCTATTTCCGCCAGGCCACCCAGTATATGTCTCTGGAAAGGTTACTACATGATACGCAGGGAAGCCTGTCTCAAAATGCCCGTCTGTGACATCGTACAGAGGAACGCCAACAGAGTTAGATTGAATGACCGAAGATTTAGCGATGGCCTCGGAAAGTCGAGAGATCTTATCTGAGACTTTGTCGAGATCATCGACCTCATCTAAGAGAGCTCCGAGCGAGTTGGTCTTCAGCCAGCCATCCTCTCCCTTTACAAGAGTTGCGACACGCATAGTCCGCGCACCCTTATACACATCGTCGGCAGTGGAGACATCTACGGTAGTCTGCTTGAGCTCCAGCTTATAGGATGTGTTTGGCACAAGTGGTGCAGATAAGCGGGCCACTTCCACGACCTCGCCAGAAAGGATCGCAACACCTGTCTCTGTAGTTGTCGGAGTCTTGAGCATGACCGTCTTATACCCTGACAGCTTCGCGAGGTTAGAGAGTAGACCGATCTGCTGCTGAATGAAGTCGAGAGTCTCTGTAGAGAGAGGATAGTGGCCGGCCTCTCCCGCACGGTTTACCGCCGTGTGATAGTTCGCTGTATTCATAGCTTAAATAGTGATTAGGGGGTGATTAATTAGTTGTCGGTTGGAAGAAAGACAGCGCGTCGTGTCGGCAGCTTATACTGCTCAACCAGCCACATCACGTCAGAAAGTCTTGTGTTATACACATCTCGTGGTACATACACACGGAAGCCCGATCTATCTACATTAGTAGACCCTGTGAATGTGCGAAGTGCCTTAGGGGAGCGATTAGGGTGCGCTACGGGAGATCCTCGACGAACACCACTGAAGGTATCTACGACACGCCCCGAGGGTGTAACATCTTCGATGCGATAGTGGATGCCGCGAGATGAGGGATACTTCTCCTCGAGCATACCGAGAAGGCTACATACCTGACCATTATGCTCAAGACGATATCTATCCTCATGGATAGCTCGCTCAACAAGAGCATACAGGGTTCTCAGTGGAGCGGTAGCCGCCAGAAGCAAGGCAATAAGCAGGGGCTTTCGCAGGAAAGACGGGAGCGCATCAGAGATAATCTTGCGCCACTCGATGTTAGGTGTAGGGCTCATAGGGCTTATAGTTAATTTGTAGAGAGGTGAGATTGTAGTAGCCAGCCGATGGGCGGTGATATCCGTTGAAAGAGCTGAAGCTATCATAGGTAGAAGGCCGAGCTGATGCCTCCGAGATCGTAGAAACCTCAACTCCCGGTACCTTTGAGAGGGCAACGACCAGGTCCGAGGTACGAAAGATACCGTCAAATGGCAACCCAGATATACTACTGTTTATCACAGATCGTACTTCCTTGTCGAGTGATTCTGTGGGCTTGTCGGAGGACATCAGCGTTGGGTAGACATAGACCACCAAGGATAGCTTCAGCTCATCTCCAGGAGAAGACACTACACGAAGAGGCACACCTGCATCTTTGATCATCGCCATATATGCAGTAAGTGGTGTAACAACGCTATCTGATAGGACAACGGGTGCCCTCTTGGAGTCTTCTCCTGCGACCTTAAGAGTAACGACGCCCTGGTACTCCGAGGCCACGGCATAGCGCACTACGGCAGCGCGCTCCTGCTCCTCGAGTGGGATGGTGGAGAGGTCGTAGCGGTCTTTGTAGGGAGGCAAGGAATAGCCGTGGAGGTAAGCCTTAGCACGCTGAGCATACCAGCGTAGGGTGTGGGGCTCGGCTTCGCTGACGAGCTGGGCGACCTCGGTGCGGTGCTTGGAGAAGAGGGACTCGAGGGTGTAGACGGCTGAGGCGAAAGCCCAGAAGAGGATGCTCTCCAGCGAGACCTTACTGAACTGCTCCTCGAAAGTCTTGCCAGCGGTGAGCTTGTAGGCGTGCTGGATGGTCGGGTCGGCGATGTAGGCAGCGGCTATTTCGCGCCGTATGTCGGAGATAGAGCGAGGCATAGTGAATTACTTGAATGTGAGTTCGTAGCCAGAAGGTGTCTGAATGAATTGATCTGCGGGGATGCTACAGTAGTGCATCTGCTTGATTGTGGCGGTTGGGAGCATCGAGTCTCCTGGACCAGCTAGATGCTTGCGGATGGCAAGCCCCAGCGTCGGATATTCGCCGAACTCTCCCGGGATGGCTTCGAGGAGGAAGGCGGCCGTTTGCTCACGCACCTCGCCGAGGGAAAGGTGCCCCTTAGAGAGGTCTAAGTCGCCTGTGTCGATAGAGAGAAGGATGCCTAACATAATGAGGAGGGATGATGGGGGTTAGTGCTTGATGAGCTTGTCTTCGTAGTCCCCGCGCTTGCTCTGCTGGAGTTGCTTGCCAGCCCACGAGGTGACGGCAGACTTGAGTGCAGCACCGCCATCAGAGGGGATAGGTGTCCAGGTGGAGAGGGCTTGTTTGAGGGAGTTGATGTCCTGCTCGATGGTGTTGAGCTTCGTGGTCAGCTCCTCTATCTTGATGATGCCGCCGTGCTTCCCCCCATTGAAGACGATACCCTCGGAGGTGAAGTGGAGGGTCTTGTCGCCGATCTTGACGTCAAGAGCATCTAGCTCATCAGTGAGAAGCACGACACCTGTATCTTGTCCGTCGACTAACCCCACGATGACGTAGCTCCCTACCTTGGGGAGGAGGAGGAAGCCATCTTCACCCTCTTGGTCGCCCTGGAGAGAGCACCCGAGGATAGGAGCGCTCTCATCGAGAGGCTCGCAGTCTACAGCCCGTGCATCTCGATCAACTGACGTGACGGTGCATGCCTTCAGAACGGCAGGAGCGCCACCAGAGAGTTGTCCTATAAGTTTTGCTATTTGGCTCATATTAGTCTGCTACACGGAAGCCGAGAGTCACGTCTTGGCGAAGACCCTCAGTGCCGTACTTGATAGTTACTTTCTTTGCCTGATAGACGCCCTTCTTCTTTCCATCAATGATGATGCCTACGGTATCGAGCTTATCCAGGAGCTTAGCTCCAAAGGTCGTGACGCTGCCTGCCAAGCCGTCACGCTTCAGGCGCTGCATCTCCTGTTCAGCCCAGGCACGCAGCTCTGATTCGCTCTTGCCATAGGTGTGGAGGGTACGGAGCTCGCCGTCAGCGTCGCCCAGCTCAAGCTTGATCTTCTTCGTCTTCCCCTTCTTGGCCGTTGGTTGGAAGGAGATGGCTTTTATCTTGATACGCATCGTGTCTCCGTGCTGCTCTTTGAGGGAGGAGTCGCTGATGAGGTTGATGCCAGAAGTGATTACTTGCGAGGGCTTGCCCGACACCTCACGGTCAAAGACGACACCGCAGTAAAGGATGGGAAGCCCATCCTCGTAGCGGAAGAAGCTACGCACGCCCTGCTCCTTGAGCTCACCCAGGAGGGCCGCCACATTGTCCGCCTTGATCCGGTAAGCCCCGAGGGTCTGTTCACCGAGCACTTTGAAGTCGGTGATCCCTTGGTCGGAGAGGATCTGCGATAGGGAGGCATTGCGATAGGCTTTCTTGACGGTGGGCTTTCGCTTTAGATGGTACATCTCATCCTCGCACTCGATGACGATGGGTGTCTTGAAGCCGACCTCGCGGATATAGCCTACAAAGGCCAGCTGTAGGTCGTCATCGTAGCCAAGAGATATGTTCACCTTGTCGCCACGGCGGAGCGGTGCACCCTCCTTGCTGTCCCAAAGCATACGCTTAGGGAGCGTGAGCTTGCAGGTGTCGGTGAGGTCATCTATTGAGCGCTCGATTTCACAGGCGGTGATCTTGTTGATTACCCACTTGCGCTCGGACTCAATCTCGACGCGGGCGGTAAGGCGATACATAGCTTAGTAGTCGGAGGAGAAGACGTTGTACTCGTTATCAGAGAGCGCGCTGATGCTTAGCTCCTGGTAGTTGCTCTCAGTGCCTTGGGTCAGGGAGTAGCTTTTGATGACAAGGCGGTTGATCTCGAAGAGGTCGAAGAAGGCACTCTGCACGCTGATAGGCTTGTCTACCTCAAGGAACTTGCGGAGCTCACGAAGCCCCTCCTCGGGATAGACATTGGCAACCTTGCCATCCTCAACACCCTGGATGCCGACAGCTATGTTGATGTCGAAGTCACCATCTGAGATATATTCCTTCACCGTGCCCACCATCCCTACCACTTGGGTAGTGACGATCTGCTTGGTGCGAGTCATCGCTACAACTGCGTCAGGGATGCTCAGCTCTGTACCATCCTCGAGACGAAGGAGGAGGGGGCAAAGTGTGTAGGCCCCGAGCCAGTCGGCAGCATCTGTGATAGGCACACCGACGGTCGAAGGAGTAAACTCCCGTCTCTCCTTATTATAGGAGTGTGCGCCCTTCCCACTGCCGGGGAAGCGGTAAAGCATCACCTTACCAGCGGTGATGGAGATCGGGAGGACGGTCGATAGAGTACTCATTGCTATTGGTTAGGTGACGCCATCAGCTGGGTGACGTAGAGGTCTTGATACTTAGTGATCGTCTTAATGAGCTCTGGTGTGAGGTCTGTATCGATGGACATGCGGTGCTCCATCCATTTGCCGAAGGCTATGAATACCTCAATAGCCGTCACGACGTTAGCTTTCTTGTCGAGCTTTTCAATGGCGTCGCTGAATCCCTTGAGCTGCTTACCGAGGCTTGCAGCCGCCGCGGGGTCATTACTCTGGAGCGCATCGGTGAGAAGCTTGTCGATGGAGAGCAAGATCTTATTTACCAGCTCGGGGCGGGTGATATGCTGGGCAGCACGCAGAGACTGCCACTGACCAGCTTGCACCCACTTCGAGATAGTAGCCTCCGAGACATTGACACTCACTGCTATGCTCTTCTGCTCTTTACCTTGGAGGTAGAGAAGTCGCGCTAGCTCGCGCTTTTCCTCACGTTCTCGTGCTGTCATATTAGGGTGTATAAGTTAGTTCACTACGGCGCAGCTCCTCCAGTCTCTTTCGCTCATCCGCCTCCTTCCACTGAGTCTCCAGGGCTAAGGCTTCATCCTCTGGGGTTAGCACCCATAACTTGACGTCGGTATCAGGACAGTAGCCGAAGCTGACTACGATGCTATGCTCGGCATTGACGTACAGGTAGCCAGCGACCTCTTTCAGTTCAATAATCTCCATAGTTATATCTGTTATCGGAAGGTTAGTGCGAAGCCCTTTTGAGCTGCGATTTTTGCAAACTCACGAGCCTCTGCCTGATGTGCCTGTTGCCACACCATCGAAAGCACGATGATCTTGCCCGTCACCTGCTGTAGGTTGTCGACAAGGTACTTAACGCTCTCTATTGAGAGGCTGGGGCTCCACTGAAATGTAACGTCTGACTTTAAACCCTTGACGCGCACCTCTTCGAGTGATTGGCACGAGTCAAAGATGCCACCTGTACCTCCAACAGACGTAAGGTCGAGAGTGCCAACGATCTCTCTCAGTGCCAAGCATCCGCCAAACATGCCGCCGACAGACACGAGAGAGGCACCAGTGGAGATCTCAATGCGAGTTACCGACCTGCAACCTACGAATGTCTGATTAAGATGCACGACGTTTGGGAGATCGCCCACCTTAATAAATGTCGCCGACAAACAACCATTAGCAAAGTTGGATGCGTTTATACACGCATCTGCGCCGTCAATGCTAATGCTCTCGATCCTGTGGCAGTACTCAAAAGCACTCTCCATCGAGATACATTTAGGTAGAGATGGCATCTTAACTGATCCGCCAGCTTGGCTGCACGAACTGGCATAATATGCGATAGATGTAGCTACTTCCAGACCATCAACATGTGGTATCTCCGTCAAGCTCTTGCAGTTGCTAAACGTACCAGATACATCTGCAGCGCTGTAAGCTGGCGACACGGCCATGTTTGGCAGTCTGCTCTGTGGTGACCAATCGAACATACCCTTCTTATAAATGCGTATGCCGATTGGTGGATATCGCCTAATCGCGTCAGCGAAGGTGTCTATCTTAGCGCCATTTGGTATCACCACTCCTCTATCGACAAGGGCGCTCCTAATGTCATCCTTCGCTTGGTGGATGCGCTGCCACTCGGCAGCTACTTCTTTACTCTTGCTCATGTTTATTTATGCTAAAGCAGTTTAAGTAGATCAGCGATTACACCCAGCGGATCTGCCCACTCCTCCTCGGAGATGGGATCGCTGTCGTCGGTCGTCTTGAGATAAATCTGATAGGCGCTGTCGCCCTTGTCTCCCTTGTCCCCCTTGTCTCCCTTGTCCCCCTTGTCCCCCTGATCGCCTTTTTCTCCTTTTTCTCCTTTTTCTCCGCGATCACCCTTAACGCCTTGGACCCCCTGAATGCCCTGAAGCCCCTGTCTGCCTTGATCGCCCTTCTCGCCCTTCTCGCCCTTGAGGCTCTTGAGGTAGTCAAGCTCCGTGCCCTCAAAGCCTTGAAGCTCCTTGGCTCGTTCGTAGTTACTTTTCCCTGGATCTCCCTTGTCACCCGGATCTCCCTTGGCGCCTTGCACAGCTTGAGCGACATCGGCTGTGATGACGTAGGCCTCGGGGCTGTTAGCTCCCTTGGTGCAGGCGATGACTTCAGCGAAGGCTTGGCGCACTCTATTCTGACGATAGCCACCGCCCTCGGGCGTTAAGAATGAGATCTCGACATCCCACTTACCTGGGCGCTGAACAGAGGCAGGATAGTGGATGCTGATCGTACTACCCTTGACCTCGAAGGACGGTGTGATAGGTCGCCAGCGCATGTAAGGGATGAGCCGAACGGAGATATCAGTCGCCTGACTGAGGTCTATCTTTGAGCGCTCGACGTAGCTCCCGCCCTCGTTGTCAGGGAGGGTGAGCGACTGGCTGTGCAGCAGCACCGAGACGGTAGTGTCGTTGCCTTGGATAATGGTTAGCATAGTTACTGTATTGCGAGGTTGGCGTCATTGACGGCTGAGATCAGGAGCTCGGTGATGATACCCTTGACCTCGGAGGGGTCGGTTGATAGGTTGGAGGTCTTGATGGTGAGGCTGTCGACGAGCTTGCCGATATGGATAGTTACGTTGGTCGCCTTGCCTGAGCCACCACCCCCCGAATGCCTGCTGGAGGAGTCTGTTGAGCTTCCGCCACCACCGCCAGGAGTGGATATTATCGGGAGATCAACATTGCCGCCTATTCCACCTTGAGTTCCAGCATTGGAGCTTTCTCCCTTGCCTTTGGACTTCTCGGCTTCGGCACTCTCCTTCATCTCCTGATCATAGGCTTCCTTAAAGGCATTACCCGTCTCCTTCCCAAACTTGGAGAAGGCTCCTGTCATCTTGCTGATGGCAGCGGAGATGCCATCACCGTCGAGACTGAAGGCAGCCTTGATGAGATCGCCGATACCCGAGAAGACGGTCTTGGCCATCTCCCAAATATTGGAGAAGGTCACCTTGAAGGCAGCCCACAGCCCTTTGAGCGTGGCACGGAACTTAGCCGAGGTGTTCCAGAAGTACACCCCGAGAGCTACGATAGCAGCAATAGCAGCAGCTATCCACCCGATGAGGGGGATAGACATGATCGCAGCACTCACTACTCGGCAAGCACTGACGGCAGCTGTCTTGAAGGAGGCGAAGGCAAGCTGTGACATCATAGCAAAGCCCAGCTGAGCGCTACCACCAGTCACGAGTGATCCGATATAGTAGAAGAGAGCCGTTGCACCACGGGTCAAGAGGGTCACAGCCAGCTTACCGACACCCACAAGGGCTGTAAGTGCACCCTTACCGAAGAGAAATAGACCCTTTGCCCCCTGGAAGATCCATATAGATATACCCTTCACAATCGGTAGCATCCCCGACAGCAGGGGCATCAGCTGAGCCAGCGGGATAAGAGCATCGGAGAGTGCACCAGCCCAGAGCGAGACATCGCCCGTGGCTTGGAAGATACTTATCTTGAAGTCCTCTATTTGCTGGCGGATGCGAGCTTGTCGCTCGGCAAAGCCCTCCATCACGACGGCAGCCTGATCGTTGGCTGACTGCGTGCCCTGGATAGCTTCGGTATATCTACCTACTTCCTCGGTGCCACCGACCAGAGCCATAGCAGCATTGGTATTTTCCTTACCGAAGAGCTTGGCGAAGAGAGCAGCGTCGTTCATCACAGGGCGCAGAAGCTCAAGTCGTTCCTTGAGGCTCTTACCACGGTCGGCAAGGTCCGTCACGTTGATGCCAGCTTTCTTCAGCTCCTTCTGGACATCCTTGGGGATGAAGCGCCCTTGAGAGAGGGTCGCTATGACATTGCGCAGGGCGATACCGCCCTCACTGCCTTTCTTCCCCGCCTTGTCGAGTACCTGGATAGCTGCGTTGGCTTCCTCGAAGCTGACACCTGCGCCCTTGGCGGCCATACCAGCTTGCTCAAGAGCCTCCTTAATTTGTGGAAGCTCGGCAGAGCCTTCCTGCCCAGCGGCAGCCATCACGTTCATCATACGCGCCATCTCCTCACTTGCCTTGATCGGGTCAGAGAGGTCGACGCCGTACTGGTTCATAGCGGTATTGAGCGTCTCGGCAGCTGCGGTGGCATCACCACCCATCAGCTTAGAGAGCGTCGCCACATGCTCGCCCATCGCCTTGAGTGCGACGGGACTCTTCGCCAGCTCTGGGGAGAGCTGCCCGAGGATGAGCTTGTAGGACTCTACTGCCCCAGCTGCGTCGATGCCGAAGGCCTTAGCCGTGTCACGTGCATAGCTCTCAATTTGCTTGAGACCCTCGCCCGTGACCCCCGTGACGGCCTGAAGGTCGGTCATCGAGGTATTGAGGGCGATGCCTGACTGACCAAAGGCAGAGAAGGCTTCCGCTGTCCGTGCGATCCCGTTACTCAGGATATCTATCTTCCCAGCGAACCCCACGAAGCGGTCGACCCAGCCTTGGGCTTTCTGCACCTCGGCGGTAAACTCGCCTGTGGCTCGATTCATCTCCTCCAGCTTGACGGTAAAGTTGCCGTCGATGCCGAAGAGATAATTGAAGGAGGAGGTATTCAT